TTAAGACATTTCGAGTACGACCGTAAGTCCTCATCCAATGCGCCCTTTAGCATTGATAACTGGACCCTTAGTCGTAGAAAGAGGAGCATATTTCCCAGAATTTCCATCTCCACCAACATAGACAGTATGGTTAGTAGGAACATTGATTGTAATCTTATTGTTCTGTTGATCTACAGTAATTACATGACTATTGTCTTTACTCACAATAGAACATTTTCCAGTATTATCAAAACTAAAACTTGTGGGATCTTGTTGTTGCTGATCCTGCTGTTGGCTCTGACTGCTGGATGAAGTTAAACCATTCGTAGTAAAAGGAGTAACGACAGCACGACGAGGTCGCACCCATGCCCGCATTGCAGAAATACGATTGCCGGTTCTAACTGCTTGCACAAGACTTGCTTGTGACAGACTTGGAGACTGCTGCTGTTGCTGTTGATCCTGTTGAGTTTGGTCTGGTTTTTGTTTTTGAAAGGCTCCTACAGTCCAACCGTTCGGACCACCCATGTGAGTCAGAGTATTATAGTCCCGGTCAGGATTTTGTGTGTGGCTAACCGGCTGAAAAGATATCGCGGTCAAATTACCGCGAGGGTAGAAATTCGTTTTGCCACCGGCATCTCCAGTAACACCACCGAGGTAGTAATCACTAGGAACTGCATATCCACGATCACCAACCTGAGTAGGTTCCCGTGCATATTGGGACATTGACTGCGGTATCTTAACCGTGGGCGGAGTGAAGATACCGTTAGTTGGCTCAAATGCAACAGTAATGAAATCCTTGTCCACGGCTACCACGTGGCAAGGAATAGACTTTGTCATCTGTTCCTGAACCACATTGGTCCTCTTTTGGGACCATTGGTTCATGCGGTACTGAAACGGATGCTTATGTGAATCGTACCGGCCCATTAGGGATTTACCTCAAAGTTTCCATTCCGATAGATAAAGGTCGATGTATTAAATATACCAGCAACCATGTTCAAGTGCCGAGAGACAGAACCAAGGATTTGAGCCTGACCAGGGTCAGAAGTCATAGGGATTGTAAACAGTGTCGGGTTTATATGCAATCCTCGAAATTTCCCATTGTATGTATCTGGAACAAAATTCTCTAGAGTATATTCAATTATAGTTCCTGGTGGAGTACCAAGTGCTGCAGGAGATAGAGGAATTGGCCACAGCGATGGATCTACCATCTGCACAGAAACAGTCCCCTGCAATATATCCCAAGCAACAGACGCAACCCCACGAGAAGGTGGGGATTGAATTAATGGCACTGTCACTATCCATGTTCCATCACCAGCATAAATATTGATATAGAATCGCTGCGCAGAAATGTTCCAAGAAATCTTAACCGTGTAATCATCACCATCGAAATTTGCTACAAACGAAGGCACAAACAGATTAGAAGGTGTAAATGGAATAAATGTCGCCATTAAGAAACGCCACCAAACGGATTATTAGCCGGGTTTTGAAGTGCAGGGAAATTCTGTATTGTCTGGTTAAGGAAGGGAACTGTTGCTGACGGACTACTTGTTAAGGATCCTGCTGGGTCCTTCAGGAACAATTTCAGGTTCCCCAATTTCAACTTGCCCGGTTGAACTTCCTGGTTGAACTCCTGTCTGTGCCCCGCTTGTTGGAAGTCCATTAGTGATCTTTGACATTAGCGAATTTTGAGCACCCTGTAAATCAGCCAAAGTCACCAATGGCTTTTCAAAATCAAATCGAAAAGCGTTCTGAGGTAATGAATTATTGCCCCTAGAATTATCCGTTAATGATGTCAGGATAAGGTCTGTATACATATATGCTGGAGTCATAACGGTGTAAGTTCCACCGGCAGCGTTATGATTATCTAGCGTAGCCTTCAATGCTGTCATCAGCATTTGCTTATTCACAAATGCCTTGGCTCCCCGCATGGGGATATCCATAATAACTGAAATAGTCAAGGGCTCGCGTATTGTCGCATTGGCCGCCACAAACTGATTTGCGAACGGATATTTAGCAATTGTCTGCTGTACCAGAGTACCACCCGGCAAAACGTTGAAAGCAGCGAACGCATTATCTAAATCATTAGGATTTGGAAGTGCCGCTGGATTTCCACCGAATAACTGTATGATTGGAAGCAGGCCACCAGGAACTTGAGCGGCTGACCCACCAGAAAGAATAATTGGGCAAACTTGATAAGATAGTTCAATGCTTGGGCTAACAGGAGGCATTATCCAGTCATCCCAGCCGCACTCAAAAAGACATTAGAACCCGGCACATTACGAACCACAAGGCTCGCAGTTCTGGTCGATTGCCAGTTATTAAGAGACAACGGACCAGGTTTTTCTTTCTCAAATTTTTCGGTAGATGGCCCATACGGAACTGTTCGGCTACCAGTATATCCCCTAGGAAGCCTTGCTCGAGCAGCACCTCCCCATTCACCGGGTCTTCCGCCCATAGTCTTAGGAGTAAATGCAAAGAACCCACCTCCTATATTACCCTTGGGACCTATAGAAGGTGGCGTCATCTGTGTTATGGCTTGTGGAGACAGCCAATTGATCCCACCCCTTGGAACCGCTGCTGGAGTTGCCCCGCCTCCCGGCCATTGCCCAAACCTTTCACCAAAAGATGCTGGCGGAGCATTTACTCCAGGCGGAGTAAAAGTTGGCATATTCATAAACGGTACAGCCGGGACAATTCCACCTGGACCTTGAGTAGGTGTGGGTGGAGTCGCAGGAACTGGGGCACCTGGAGCCGTCGGAGTTGGGGCACCACCACCCAAAGTTGTCGCGGCTGCTCCCGCTATTCCTCCGCCTACTGCTCCAAAAGCTGCTCCTGCTGGGCCTCCCAAGAGACCACCGACTGCTGCTCCTGTTGCGGCTCCTCCTATGATACCACTTAATGTTGGATTACCTCGTAAGAAACCCCATATCTTGGCAATAGCATCAACAACCCATCCTAAGAAACTGGCAAATTTTTCCATGTTTTCCTTAAATTCTTTAAGTATCGGACCCCAGCCTTCTAGGTATTGCATAAAGGCTTCAATATCCTTTTCAGTTAACGACTGAAACTTCTTAGCAAGCTCGTCAATCCACCCGGCTAGTTTCTTAATAAGTTCTTGGATTACCGGAGATCGCATTAGTATTTGAACAAGATGCGTAAAGCCCTCGCTCAAACGCTTTAATGGAGCTGCAAGATCAGCAAGCTTTTCACCAAATACAGATTCCAATTGGGCCTTGGCGGCTTGAAACTGCAATTCTAATTCAACCCAAGCCTTCTGCGCTCGAGGAGTAATCTTGAGCTGTTCTTTATATTGCTCAACAAGTTTCCGCCTTTCCTGGTATTCTTTCCGCCCCTCTTCAGTCGACAACCGCAACATATCCAAGGGGTCAGTAAAAATTTTATCAAGGCCAAAAGCCTTAGCCATCATAAGTTCTTTGCCGGGTCCTCCTCGCTTCAAGAGATCAGGAAGTTTGGCTACGATTTTGTCCATCACCTCATCCGGCGTCATCTTAGTGCCGAATGGGATACCCATGGTCAAAAGCGGAGTTAACTGTTCAGGGCTACCAGACAACCCTAACCGGATATTACGCAAGACATCTTGTGGTGAACCGATCAAGGCTTGCTGATAAATCATCTGGGCCTGGGTTCGACCATAATCGCCGCCCAAGCCCAGGATTAATCTACGCTTAGCCAAGATAGAAGCGGCCAATCGTTCAATACCAAACAGGCCACCTCCCATGCCCAGCAATGCAGTGACCCCGCCGATGATTGCTGACCATTTTAGGAAGTGGCCTGTTATGCCGGCGACTTGCGAGGCCACCGATTTGGTGACATTCAACAAACCCTGCATCGTATTCTGCAAGGTTTTAGTCAACGTATTAGTCTTCTGCAATGACTGATTAATCTGGCCGAACTGCTGATTCAGTTGCTTGATCTGGGCCGCAAATTGCCCAAAGTTCCGAGCAAACTGCTGGAACTGCTGTTGATTGACATTGATCGTTAATGTCGGTTGTCTTGCCACTAAGGAGTTCCACCCTGCCCAATCGAAGCAGCTTGCATTGAACCAGTCGTCGCTGCTTCATAATTAGCAGTCCAACTGGCACCATCAGGATTACGGAAATCACCTATATAAAGAACCTTTGTTATGATATACGTACCTGGAAGTGATATATGTGTCCTCTGATCTGGCATACCCGGCAAAGCTGAAGAATCTGGTCCTGCATAATTCACCAGAGTTTGCGGCAGAGTTACTGTACTCCCAACATGCAAACCACCGCGCAGAACAACCTTGATACTAATCGTATTAATAGTCAACCATGCAGGCTGACCAACGAGATCTAAATAACTAATGTCTCCATTAGAAACCGGCTGAGAACCATCCCATACATTAATCGTATTATTAAATGAACTGAAATTAACTCCTGG